ATCCCTTCCAGCCGTTCGCGCAACGAGGCAAATTCGTTGACGATTTGCCCAGAACCAAAGGCTTGCCAGAACTGGCCCAAGGCTTCTTTGCTGCGCATCCAGGCGAGCACCGAGGAATCCCCCAGCCAGGCGTATTGATCCGCCAGGCCGTTGAGGGCGGCGGCAATTTGGTCCGTGTACTGGATGGATTCGCGCTCTGCCTTGGCCTTGGCCTCAGTCGCTTTGATGGATTCTTCCGCCGCTTTTTTTGCAGCGTCCGCCGCTTCCCACTGGTTTTTACCGGCTTGTATGGCCGCCTCTCCGGCTTTCTGGGCGGCTGCGGCAGCCTCCTCGTTGGCCTTGGCATATTCCGCCACCACGGCATTGACCGCCGCTTGGGCGTCGGCTTGTTGCGCCGCAAGGCGAATTTGTGTCAGGGTCAAGCGGTTGGTGGCGTCCATTTTCAGCGCCTGTTGTTCCGTCGCGGCGGCAGAGGCCAGTTGCGCTTCAATCTGGGTTTTGAGCGCACCCTCGTAGGTATTGGACATCTCCGCCTGGTAGCGGGATTCTTCAGCGGATTTGCGTTGGTTTTCCGCTTGTTGGTGCAGCGCCTCGGCTTCAAGCTTTGCCAATTCCAGGGCGTTTCTATCCATTTGGAGCTGCAATGATGTCGCCGCCACTCCATCGCCCTGGGCTTTAGCAATGGCTTGGCGACGCTGCAATTCCAGGTTTTTGATGTCTACCAGCGAACGGCTCGCCGCGACTTGCTGATCGATGCGTTGGTTTTCCGCCGCCAGCTTCTGCTGATAATCCTTGGAGGCATCGATCAAGCGCTGCCGGTTGGCCACGAGAGCCTGATTGGCGTCGGAGAGTTCCTCTGTGGCGCCTTTGCCGTTGGTCATGGCGGTTTTGAGGCGATCCACTTCCGCCAGGGCGGCGCGATGGGCGAGGCCCAGTGCTTCAACGTTGTCCGCGCCGGATAGCGCCGCCTCGGAATAGGCAGCGGCGGTTTTTTCGGCCTGCTCCATAGCCGCGTTGAGGGCTTTGCCCGCATCGTCTCCCCGTGCGATTTCGGCATTCAGGTCGCGTATCGCGTCTTGTAACTGGGTATGTTCTTCCTTTAGGGCGCCCAGTTGCGAGGATTGGTCGCCGTAAGTGGCGGTGGCCAGGCGGGCCTGTTCCGCCGCCAGTCGGCTCTGATCCGCTGCCGCAGCCTCTTCGGCGGCCTTGCTCCGCAAGGACTCGACCAGGGTCTCTTGGGTGGCGATATTCTTTAGCGCCGCCTCGTCATACGTCCCCAAGGCTTCGTAGCTGCCGCGCAGGGCGGCCAGGCTCCTTTCCTCTTCTTTGGCCCGCCATTTCGTGCGTTCTGCCGCTTGTGCGTCGGCGGTCGCCTTGCTGTGGGCAGCCTCAGCGGTCAGGACCAGGGCCTCTTTTTCGTTGCCGAGTGCCCGCGCTTGTGCGATGGCGGCCTCAGTTGCGGCCTGTGCCGCCTTGGCGGCGGCTACCTGGGCTTTTTCTTCGCGGTCCAAAGACTCAGTGACCGCGTTGACGCTCTGCTGAATAGCGGTGTACTGGGGGATGTCCCCCAAGGCCTGCCGGCGCATGACGGCGGACACGTCCGTATAGCGCCGTTGCAGGTCTCCGTACAGGGCCGTCAGTTCGATGACCCGCTGAGTGGCCAGACTGTGGTCCTGGGTGTTGCCGGACAGCACTGACCACAGCGACACTTTCGCGGCCTCCTTGGCCTTGTTCAGCTCATCCTTGACTGTCCCAATTTTGCGCGCCAGCGTCTCGGCGTCGAATTTCTGCAGGCCGTCGCGGATGGCTTTGAGCCGGTCGGCAAACTGCTCTGCCGGTTCCAGGGCTTGATGGGTCGAGCTGCTGAAGTAGACCAGGGCGGCACCGGCCGCCAGTAGCACCCCAGGCCAGCCGCCCAGGAACGACAGCACCGATTGACCCGCCTTGGCAAAAACCCCCATCGGCTCAGCAGCGGCTCGCTGAGCCGCTCCAGCCGCAGAGGTCGCGCCGGCCAGGGCCGTTTGGGCTCCGGTCAGGGTCTTAGAGGAATTGCCCAACGTGGTCTGGGCGCCGGTCAACGCGCCAGCGGCGGCGGCCTGTTCCTTTAGAGCCGCCGCTTCGTTGCGGACGGCGATCTGGGCACCCGCCTGGCGCTGGGCCTGCTGAGCCGTGGTTAAGCGCTGGGTTGCAGCGGTCAGGGTATCCGTCGCCTGAGCCTGTGCGAGTTCAGCGCGCTGCACCCGCTCGATGACGACGGCCAGCACCTCCGAGCTCGTCTCCTGCTCATGAATCTTGGCCAGTACCTTGCGCTCGGCCTCTAACTCCCGATCCGCTGCCGCCACCATTTTCTGTGCGGCGGCCACTTCGGTCGCCGCTGCAGCAGCCTTGGCGGCGGCGGCCTGTTCAGCGGTAGTTGCTCTGGCCAGGGTCGTCTTGGCTGATCGAGCCTGGGCTAACTCCTCCTCAGTATAGGCCGCGATCTCGGTTTGCACGGCGGCCACGGTGCGGGCCGCCGCCTCAGTACGGGCGAGCGCCTGTTCGTGCGCGGCCATGGAGGCGGTGCGGGCGGCCTGGGCTTGTGCCTCTTGCGCCGCCGCATCGGCGGCTGCGGCGGCAGTGGCCTGCGCCATCGCTTCCAGTCGGATCTTTTCGGCAGCGGTGTGCTCCCTGGCGGAGGCGACGGCGCTTTTACCCGCTTCGTACAGCCGCACCAGCCCCACGGCCAGCCCCGCCACCGCTCCACCCCCCGCGACCTGGGCCAAATCATCCAGGTGAGCCGCCAGGGCCTCAATGCTGGACGCCACCCCGGCCGTGATGCCGGAGCTGCTGGAGAGGGTGCCGACCAATTTGCCCCACTCGTTATTGAGCCGGGTCACGGCGGTGGAGATGGTGCCCGGCAGCTTGACAAAATCGGCCTCGATAGCCTCCCGCTGGGAGCGCAGGGCCGTTAGTACCGTGGTGCCGGTCAACTGTCCGGCCTCCGCCATCTTGCGCAGTTGGCCGGTGGTGACCCCTAGAGCAGTCGCCAGCGCACTGGATAGGCGCGGCGCCTGTTCCATGACGCTATTAAATTCCTCACCGCGCAACACACCAGAACTTAGGGCTTGGGCGAACTGGATCATTGCGGCGGAGGATTCCGCCGTAGTGCCCATGGAGACCCGCATCGCCTTGGAGACCAGCTCGGTATCGGCGGCGGCAGAGGATGCGCTCTGCCCCATGGACTTGAGGGCCTGAGCCGTGCGCTGGTAGAGGGTGGCAACGGATTCCAGGTCGGTCCCGGTGCGCTGGGCGACCTGGAACAGCTCTTCCGTAACCGCTCGATAATCGTCCGTGGCCTCTGTGGCGAGCTTGACCCGCGCCTGAATCGATGCCCATTGGTCGGCCTGGGCCGCCAGCCCAGACAACGCAGCCGTGGCGGACTCTAACACGCCCAGGGCGTTGTTCAGATACACCATGGACTGGCCTAGGCTGCCGAAGGAATCGCTGAAACCCTGGACGCCCGCTTCGGCAACGGAGGCCGAATGGCCTATGCTTTCAGTAGCGGAACCCAACCGCTGCAGGTTGGCGGTGGCGTCAGCCGTGTCGGCGGAGATGCGTAGGGTTAACTTGGGATCGTTCGCCATGATCGGTTATGCGTTTCTGTTCCTGGTCTGCGGGCTGGTCCTCTCACTCACCGTGAGCCACCACTTCTTATGGCTGTTTTTGGCCGGCGCCATCGGCATAGGCATTGGCTTTTTGGGCCTGCTGATCTATGGCCTGCGGGGCAAGTTTCGGAGCGGCTGGCCATTGGCCTGAGCCCTACCGACCGGGCACGGCCAACAAATAGCGTTGCAACTTAAACAGCCGACCCATCCAGCCCTCTCGAAACTTGAGGAGGGTCGAATCGGCCCGAATCAGGTCTAAATAGTGAATGACCCGCATCGGGAAATACCGCTCTTGCACGACGGAGATAGGCACTCTCTGCGCGGTGCGGATGCTGGATTCGCCGATCACGCCGTCTAAAGGCCGTTCCCGGATGGCCCGTTGCCAGAGCCGCCCGGCGGCGAGCGGCGGGTGCTGGATAAAGAGGTCAAAGCACAGCAGCCCCAACGCGGGTGGGATCCGGTCACAGCCATGGGCGGTCCAATATTTCTGCGCGTAGGCGGCGCGGGCCTCCGCTTCGGTGACCCGTCCATCTGCCCACTCTTGGGGGTTCCAGGTTTCCGCAATCCCGTATTGGGTTTTTCCGCCGACATCTCCAGCGACGTTGGAAAACCCGCCTTCAGCGAGCTTTACCCAGTCCCAGACGAAATCCGGGAGGCTCATGATTTCCCCCCCAGCTTAGCGACCAGGGCTTCAATCAACAGATTGACCAGGGTCCCGGACGCGGCTTTGAGTTGATCGGACACCACCCCACCGATGTCGTCGGCGGCGGCCAGCACTTTGGCCTTTTTTTCGGCTCCAGATAGGTCTAGGTCCGCGACAATCCGCACCGAGCTAGATAAAAATTCCGCCAGGGCGGCGCCCACTTTGCCCTTCAGCAGTGCAATCAGGGTCGATAGAACAAGGCTCCACATCATCGATTCTCCTAATAATCACAGCTCAGCAGCAGTTCAATCATTCCGTTGCCAGCCCCAGGGGTCAGGAGGCTTTTCGGGTGCTCCAGGCGCGGCGGCAGGGGCCGACAGTCCATCTGGGGCATCCCGGCGCAGCCGGTCAGGAGCAGAAGCAGGATCAGAAGCAGCGGGAAAGGGCGCCACCCCCGGCGCAGAGACCCGGCGCAGGGTGTCCGGAGTGACAACGCCGACCAGCCCCATCAGCGCCACCGCCACCACGGCAAGCTGGGCTTGTAGCTCCGGAGCCAGGTCATAGCCGATCAGGCCAGCGAGCATGCCGATCAGCCCGCGCCAGGTGGAGGGCTCGGCGAGTCGGGCCAACAGGTATGCTTTCAGCCAAGTCATGGCAGCCGCTCCGTGCGGTAGCGGAGGATCTCTTCCAGCCGGGTAATGCGTTGCTCGGTTTGGGTCACGTGCCTGTCCAACCGGTCAGAAATATCTTTCAGTTGGCCGATCAGTTGGCGGCCCATCCAGACCACCGCGATCGCCCAAGTGGGGAACCCGGTCGCCTGGACCCAGCCCATCAGCTCATCTCCGGGAACCTGCTTGACCGCATCCGCCGCGAAGGACACGGCAGAGAACCCGAAGGCGAAGACGATCAGCACCAACACCCCGCTTTTGATGAGCGCGATTTTTTGAAACACCGGGCGCATGGGCTAGGCCCCGCCACAATCCAGCAGCAATTGCGCCAGGGCGTCGGTGCTGCGGATCGTTCGTCGAACCGGCGGGGTGTCTAGTTCGACGCTGCAACTCCCTTGGCCCAGGCGGCACTCTTGCCAGTACCAATTCAGCCAGTCGGCGTTATCCCCCACCCGTTCAGCGACCAGGTCGGTATAAGCGCGCTGCAAGCGCAGCACGGCGGACACCAGGGGGGATTCCGGATGGGCGCCCAGTAAAGAGCGCAGGTCCGCCAGTTGATCCTCCGTTTCCCTGATCTGCTCAGCCCAAGTCTCTAGTATTTTGGTTATTTCTTTGCGTTGCACCGTGGCATCATCCGATTTGCAAAAGTCGCAGGGCTTCAATGTAATACCAGGCGGTGGCGTCCGGGTCTGCTAACCCGGAATCCAAAACACGCGGAACCGGATGGGCGGTGACCGCGCCATCGGTCCCGTGCCTGGCCAGCACCTGAAATTGGCGTCCATCGTGGAGAGTGAGGGTCAGCCCGGTTTCCGGCGCCGTCGACAATAGGGACACCAAGTACTCCAGGTCCCCCTTGGTCATCCAGGCAAAGTTCAATCCGCCCTCTAGGGTGATGGGCCGACCGGATCGCTTGGTGGCCTCATCGATCACCAGCGAGCCGGTCAGTGTGTATTCCATGGCCTGGGAAACCGGGGACCAAGCGTGCTCGTCCTGCCAGCGCAGGCCGTCGGGTAACGATTGGCCGCCGAGGGTGATCATGATTAACCCGTCACCACTTGCCAGTTCCAGGGCGAGGTTTTTCCGGCGGGCGTCACGATGGTCCCCTCCAGCACACCATTGGCCGTAGCGAGGGCGATGAGCCCGCGCCAGGTGCTAGGCTCTTTCAGCCGACTCAAACCCCATGTGAGCAACCAATTCATAGCTTGGCCTCTGGGACGGGCGTACAGAATAGGTCGGCTTCCAGTTCACGCCGTAACCGCAACCCTCGTTCCACCTTCGATCCTGGGTTCCTGTACATAGTGAAAATCTGCTTCACATGTAGCGGATCATCCCAAATCTGCGGGGAGTTCAACAGTTGACTAATGCGAGTGAAAGCCGGGGTGTTTCCATAGAAATGTGCCCCCAAATTGTACGCGAAACTAATCAGTGCTGCCCGCTGGTTGGCGTTCATACGAGCCCATGTTGGGATATATTCCAGCACGGGGATGATGCTGCGGGTAATATGATGCTCTAGCCATTGGATGGCTTCTTTCTCAATGCAAATATCCCCTTGCCGAACCCTCCCGCCGTTTGGATAGCGCGTCGTACCGTAACCTATTGTTGGAACAGCCCAGCCATGCAGAGGGTCAGGGTACGCTTTAGACGCGTACCCCTCCATCCCGGTAATGAGCCGTTTTGCCAAGTCAATCGACGTGGCTGGCATCATGGCTGTTAGATCGTGCAGGGTTACGCGCATTCGTTGACCCGCTATAAAGAGGTCGGACCCTTGCGGGTCCGTGTCATTTATTAGGTCAGGGTGACCGGCTCGAATTCCCAGGCAGAGTCATAGCCAGTTGGGGTAATTAGGTCGCCCTGCAAAGTGCCCTTGAGATAGCCACCAACCGCGAGATCCCATTCCTGATCCGATACGACGGAGACCTTGTGGATTTTCAGGCGCCCATACTTCTGGCTCTTTTTGTCGTACGCGACACCCTGCAATTGCAGGTAGGTGGTATTGGTCTTTCCGGCCGCGAAAGTACGACCAGCCACCGTGGACTTGGTGTAGGAGGCTTTCATGCCCACGCCAACGGCGTCAGCGTGAATGGCCTTAATCATTCCCAGGTGAATATCGACCTCGTACTTAGTAGAGGCTACCGCCACGTCACCCGAGGTCTTCATGCTGAATCCAGACGAGGACAAATAGCGATTAGCCAGGGGCACCCACATATTGAGTACCGTGGTGACCGCCTCATCCGTCACCGCACCGCCAGCACGAGACAGGGACGACACATCCGCGCCGAGGATCAGGGCCGCCAAGGTCTCATTGAAGGTGTCGATGTCAGCGCTAAGGGCCGCCGGATCGGTGGCCTTGAACTGGGTGTCAAGCGCCTCGCCCAGGGTGCCGTGTATGTTGGAGAGAAGGCGAACCTTCTCCTGCTTTGCCGGGGTGATGGCCAGCTTCGTGAAGTTCACCGGATCATAGAACTGGGTCGGCGCCACATCACCGGACCATACACCGGCCTTCAGCTTGACTTCTAAATAGACGGGGGAGAGTGCGACGGTATCAAACATGGGATAAAGCTCCTTGGCTTAAGACTCGGTGCCGCTGGTGAGTACGCGGCTGGAAAAATACAGGGGTAAGAAAAGCATCCCGCCATCTCCGTATAGGGGTGCTGGGGCGGGCACTCGCTGCAATCGCCCATGATTTGGGGACGGCTCCCATCCTTGCAGTGCGCCAATCACCGCCGTCATCAATTCGCCAGCCTGGCCGCGCTGGGCAGCTGGTCCGCGCTGATGACGAACCACGACGACGACGCCCCAGGTTTGCTCCACTTCCAGGTCAACGCCCTGCACGGCGCGTCCGTCGAACGTATCGCCCAGGTAGTAGATATGCAGGGCCGGTGTCCTAAGTGCCTGGTCCTCCACGGCGGCCAGGTCAACAGCCGACAGCACATCCAGCGCGGTGGGCACTTTAGCCTTGAGCCTGGCAATGAGCAGTGGCTCTAAGTCGAGATGGTGCGGGGTACTCATGCGGTTAAGTACCTGGCCAGGATGGCGAGCATGTCAGCCTGCCAGGCCGGAGGCAGATCGGCGCGACCGTTGCGGATCGGCAAGAATGGCCGCGCAGGGATATGTGTCGTATGCGCCCCTATGGTCACATCCTGAGCAAAATTGCTGCGGTTGCGTCGCACAAACCGATTGCCTACGCTGCCGTCCCGGCGCTGGCGAAAATAGAGGGTTGATGTCCTGGCCGCGTGTTGGATGTCGCCGCCGAATTGATGGATGGCGGCATACTCGACATTCGTCCCGACCGAAACGCTGTTGCTGTCGGCGCGGTAGGTCATGCTGTTAGCCAGTCGGCGCGTGTCCTGCAAGATTTGCGCAGACGTGCCACGACGACGGCGCAGGGTGGACGCCGCCAGATGTTGCCATGGCACGCCCCAGGGGTCATGCTCGCCGCGAAAACATAAATCGACATTAGTCCTGAGCCCCTGCCCTATCGATCGCATGACCGGCGTCAGGTTGGCTAGGTGAGAACGCAAACTGGCGAATGCGGCCCGCACCTCAGCGTCATTGACACTTATACTGATGCTGTCACCGCTCATAGCTGATACGACTCGTCAAAGTCGGTGCCGTAAATCATGGATCGAACCCCAACGGCGCAACGGGAATTCGTCCTGGCATCTTCCATGCGAACCTGTCCAGACGCGACACGCTCAAGCCAGCGGATAGACTCTTGGTAATCCCTTTGGACCTGTTCAGGCCGTACCCCGTCATAGAGGTAGTACCTGGTTATCTGGCAGGCATGACGCAACAGGGTTTGCGGCACGTTAGTTAATGGCAGCGCATAGCCACCATCCAGAAGATAGGCGTCGATCTCTGCCGACGCGTCCGCAATAGCGGCATTCAATACCGTGGTGTCTATCGCACCCAACAGGGCCTCTCGGTCGGTGAGTTGGATTAGCTCCGTCTCGCCGTACCGAGTGACTAGCTCCTGCTGGGTGCAATAGACCGCCATGGCCGCCTAGCTGATGGTCAGCTTGATCACGGCGCGGGGCCGGGTGCAGATGTTCAGCGGGTTGGATTGCGCTTCCAGTTTCCAGCCTTTGTTCATCTCCATCGCGACACCCTTGGCGTAGTATGGGGCGCCTAGAGTGTTGACGGTTTCGATGTAATTTGCCGGGGCGAAGCGAGTCAGGAACAGGCCTTGAACACCTTCCGGAACCGCATAAGCACAGTCATCGGTGATTTTTGTCAACGAGGTGCCGCGATAGCGTTCCCAAGTTAGGCCATTCCAGTCGAACGCCAGGCGCGGGTCATTCCGCAGGGAGGAGGCCATCTGGGTATTGAGATAGGTATCCTTAGCGTCCTTGTCTTCGATCAGCGCTTTCCAGAATCCGGGACTACACAGAACCCGAACGCCGCTGTAGGGGACGCCACCCAGGGCGTTTTCGATGTCTTCCAGCACCAGGTACGCCTTTTCACGGGC